CATTTTTAGGTTTTGAAGAACCAGTTGGTGATGGTAAGAATTTATCTTTAATTGATATTCGTTTTTCACGAACAATTAATAAGATTCAGAAGTCAATGATTGCCGAATTAAATAAAATTGCCATTATACATTTATTTTTGTTGGGATTTGAAGATGAGTTGAATAATTTTACATTAGGGTTAACAAATCCATCAAAACAAGCTGATTTATTGGGTATTGAGGTTTGGAAAGAAAAAATTGCGGTATATAAAGAATCTGTTACGGCATTACAAGATGGTACCGCTCCAACATCACATACTTGGGCAAAGAAACATGTATTAGGTTTCTCTGAAGAGGAAATTAAAAATGACTTATTACAACAACGTATTGAAAGAGCTGTTGGGGCCGAATTAAATAATACTGCAACGATTATTACTAAAACTGGTATATTTGATAATATTGATAAATTATATACTCAAAAAAGTGGTAGTACAACATCAGCTGGCGGAGCTCCCCCTCCACCTGATGGAGGAGCACCACCACCACCTGATGGAGGAGCACCAATGGGATTACCTGAAAATGAAAAGAAAGATAATTTGAAAATATTATTGGAATCTGATGGGTTATTAGATGATGAAACTTTCATTGATTTATCAAAAGGAAAAAATTTCTTAGGTGAAATGGAGGTTCATTTAAATAAACTTTTAAATGGGTAATATTTATAATAAAAAATGAATATGAAATTTGGAATTATTAAATCAAAAATAGATTACGTATTATCAGAATCATTCAAGAATGATGAACATTTTAAAGTGGAAATGAAATTCTTTAAAAAGAATATTTTGGAGAACAAAAACCTTAGTAAACTTTTTTATTTATATGATGAATTAACTACAAAAAGAAATATGGATAAAAACATTGTTGATGATTACATCAATCAATCAATTACTATATATGAAAATACTATCAATAAATTAAAACCAATTGACTATAAAAAGTTGGACTATTGGTTAAATGGTATTGAGACTGAAAACCAATATGAAAATATTGATAAATTGTTTTCAACCAATATCCTAACACTAGAAAATAAAGTTATCAATAAAAAAATAATTGCGGAATCATTAATTAAAAAAGAAGAAACTAAGGAGGTAATTAATTTACCAATTAGTTCAATGATTAAATTAGCTAATAAATCTATTTTGTCTTATATTGAAAATTTAAATGAAAGTGATAAGAGTGAACTAGTAAGATTCTTGTCTCAAGATGAAAAGATTATGAAAGAGAGTTATGAATCAACAAAACTTGAAGTATTAACAAAATTAAATAACCATAAATTAGAATCGGATTCTGATACATCAATAAGAATTGATGAAACCATATCAAAACTAAAAGAGGAGAAGTTTGATAAATTGACTTATTTCAAATTAAAAAATCTGAACGAAAGCCTTTAATCTTCTTTTTTTGTTTTTTGGGAATAAACCGCTTTTTTAACTTCGTCTCTACGTTTGATAGACTTTTTGGTATATTCTTTTCTCTGTTTCAATTCAGTCATTAATTTAGTTTTAATCACTTTACTCTTAAAGAGTTTAAGTGCTTTTTCAATTGGGGTTTTGTTGTCTATTTTTATAATTAACATAATTTGGTTTTTTTGACATTTATTCAAATTTTACTTATTTTTTATTCAAAAATAAACAAAAAAATATTTTATGAATGAAAAAAGGAAAAACTTCAAAAATCCAAGGATTTAAAACTGCAAAGATTTTATACGGAACTGTTGATTCTATTGAACTTAAATCAATGTATCTCAACATACAAACTTGGGTTGAACCTCAACTTGAACTTGAAAATTGGAATCGTGTTACATTGAATTTATCAAGAAAAGTCAAACACACAATTTACAATAATATAAATACTGAATTATTTGAAAAAAATTTTATAGTCGATTTGGATTTAAGGTCTAGTGGATTGCAAATGGATAAAAAATCTTTTCTTAATCTTGAGATTAATTTTTTCTTAAATCAAAAAGATATAGATTTTAAGTCAAACAATGTTAAGGAATTTTTAAAAAATTTAACAAAAAAAATTATCCAAGAAAATCTTACCAACAATTATTATTTCAGTTTTAGTCTAACTAAAAAGAGTGATGAGTTAATAAATATAAAAACATAAATATTTATTAATAAAAATCACAAAATGAACTTAAGAATTTTAAATCCAGGTGAATTAGGTAAAGGAATATTAATTGAGAATGATGGTTGGGTATCTCCAAGAACTGAACATAATTCATTTATATTAGAACAAAAATCTTATTTAGATTACTCCAAACCATTTGAATTTTATGCTGTATTACAAAAATACAATACACCAAATAGGAATGGTAGAATCTATCCTGAGAGAATATTAAAAAGAGAAGCAGAGAATTATAAAAAGATGATTCAAAAAGGAACATCTTTATCCGAATTAAACCACCCAGAATCATCTCTAATTGACCTAGATAGGGCTTCACATTTAATTACTGAGGTATGGTGGGAAGGACCAGTTTTAATGGGTAAATTAAAGTTATTAACAAGTCCAGGATTTCACGAGAGAGGAATTGTATCAACAAAAGGTGATATGGCGGCAAACTATCTAAGACAAGGTGTTACTCTTGGTATATCTTCTCGTGGAGTTGGTTCATTAAAAAAAGTTGGGGAACAAAACGAAGTTCAAGATGATTTTGAATTAATTTGTTTTGATTTGGTATCTTCGCCGTCTACACCTGGGGCATATCTTTTTTTAAATAAAGAAGATAGAGCAAGTTTAGATGAAAATTTAGATGATGATAAAAAAATGTCTGTTGAAAGAAACGTTGGTCAAACTGGTAATAAATCACTTGACTTAATGAAAAGATTAAACGATTATTTAGGACATTAATTAATATTTAAAAAAAATTCTAGAATTATGGAAGATGGACAAAAATATTTTGTTGCAAAAATCGCTGAAGATTTTGTTGATGATGAAACTGGTAAGGTTAAAAAAATCAAACTTGAAAAATTGGTTATGGGATATACCCCAACTGATGTTGAAGCTAAAATAACCAAGATTTATGAACATTACACAACTGATTGGCGAATTACAGCAATTGTTGAAAGTAAAATTGATGAAGTAATAGAGTAAATAATTCATCAATAATTTTGATAAGGATAATCCAAAAAAATGGGTTATCCTTATTTTTTTTGTCAAAACATCATATTTATATTATATAAAATATATTTTTTTGTGTTGTATTATATACAAAAAAATTTTTTTTGAAAAATTAACATATTTATATAATAAAAAACGAAATGGCAGAAAAGAAATCATTAGTTGAAGAAACAATCTTACAAATGAAAAATTTGGAAGATGTTGTAACTGAAAATGCAAAAGGAATACTTGCCTCTACTATGAGACAAGAAATCAAAGAATTGGTAAAAGAATCTCTCAAAGAACAAGACGATGAAGAGGTTGAAGATGATATGGGTATGGAGGATGACGATATGGAAATTGAGGATGATGATATGGACATAGAGGATGACGATATGGACATAGAGGACGATATGGATATGTCAGAACCTGATATGGAGGTTGATACAATAGATCTCACAAAGCAACCAGCTTCAGAAGTATTAAGAGTTTTCAAACTTTTGAGTCCTGAAGATGAGGTCGTTATCACCAAAGATACTGTGGGTAACATAAACTTAAAAGACCAAGAAACAAACAAAGAGTATATGATTGTTACCGAAGGTATGGATGAATACGATGAAATGGATATGATGGAAATGGAAGATGAAATGGACATGATGGAAATGGACGATGAAATGGACATGATGGAAATGGACGATGAAATGGACATGATGGAAATGGACGATATGGGTTATGGTATGGATGAGGAAGAAGAAACTTTATACGAAATTGAAATGGATGATTATGATGTTGAATCAGCGTTTGAAGATGAATTCGGAGAAGGTTTTGACTTTGAAGATGAAGAAGGTTTTGAAGATGAATATATGATGGAATCAAAAAAATCAACAAAAAAACCAAAAGGTATGGGTTTTGGTTCAGCATCTAAATTCAAATATTCTAAAAAACCAAATCAAGAAGGTGGTTTTAAAGAAGATATGAAACAAGGCACTAAAGGCGTAGGCATGGGTTCTGCTAAAAAAGTAAATGTATACAAAGAAACGCCAGTTAAAGGTGACTTTAAAATCAAACCCAAACCCAAAAAAGAAACAAAAGAAAGTATGACAATGATGCCTAAAAAAGTAGAAACAAAAGAGGCCGCACGTACTTTAGGAAACGGAAAATATTGGGGTAGAGAAGGACTTCCAAAACCAAAAGCAGCACCACGTCATATCAGAAAAGAATCTATTGACAATTCTGAACTTCTAATCCTTAGAGAAAAAAATGAAGAGTATAGAAAAGCATTAAATATTTTTAGAAATAAACTTGATGAAGTTGCAATCTTTAATTCAAACTTAGCGTACGCAACTAGATTGTTTACTGAACATTCAACTTCAAAACAAGAAAAAATTAACATTCTACAAAGATTTGATGGCGTTGAAACTCTTAAAGAATCTAAAAATTTGTATAAAAGTATTAAAGACGAACTTACGACAACTAAGACTAGTCAAATTACAGAATCAATTGAAAGAACAATCGAAAAAACACCTTCAACAGGTTCGGCAATTAATTTAATTGAATCAAAAACATATGAAAATCCACAATTCTTAAGAATGAAGGATTTAATGTCAAAATTAAAATAAACAATAAAACTAAAACAAAACAAATACAAAATGGGAGCATTATTAGAAAGCGGTCTTGTTGGTAATATTGGTTTAAAACACCTTAAAGTTATCAAAGAAGATACTATTAACAAATGGGATAGATTAGGATTCCTTGATGGCCTTAGAGGTCACCTAAAAGAAAACGTAGCTCAGTTATATGAAAACCAAGCTTCACACTTAATCAATGAGGCAACATCTGATGGAAGTTCTGGTTCATTCGAAACAGTTGTATTTCCAATCGTTAGACGTGTATTCTCTAAATTATTAGCGAATGATATCGTATCTGTACAAGCTATGAACTTACCTATTGGTAAATTGTTCTACTTCGTACCTAAAATCCAAGGATATACTGGTGCTACTTATCCTGGTAGTGGTATTCCTAATGGTGATAGTGGTCAACACTACGCTCCTGTAGGAAGTCCTGGTAACTATCCTGGTGATCCAAGTGCGGGTTATGGTACAAGTAGTGGTGCTTTCACAAAAAATCTTTATGATTTATTCTACGAAGGAAATGAAGCAGGTTTAGATCCAGCTGGTCTTTTCGATTACTCTAAAGGTCGTTGGTCTGCTATTACAGAAGCCGCAACTGTTATGGTATGGAGTAATAGTGCAGTTGTTTCTGCAACTACACAATACCCAGCAACAACTAATGTTAGAAAGGTTCTTATTCAAATGTGTGGTTTCCAAGATAGTGGTGTAGGTAAATTAATCGCACCTGATGGAAGTGAAATAGACACTGAAGCATTCTTATCTGATTTAAGAATTTATGCTACAGATGCTCAGGCTTCATCACCCTTCAGTGCAACAACTCCTTGTAATTCAATTTATACTTCTATAGGTGTAAGAAATTCTCTTCTTTTCCGTGTAGTTACACAACAATATGGTAAAGGTATTGTTCAACCAACATCTACTAATACAAAAACAACTTGGCCTTCAAATGGTGGTGGTACTTACAATGACATTTGTAATCAAAATGGTTGTATTTTATTAGAAGTTGATTTATCTTGTCCAGTTTGTGCTGATTGTGATGCAACATCTTTAGATGGTTACACAGGTACTACATTGACTGGTGGACTTTCAGGTTCAGCATTTACTGCAGTATTCAGAAGATACGAAGAACTTGAATTTGAAGATAAAATTGGTGAAGTTTCTTTTGACCTTGAATCAGTAACTGTTTCTGTAACTGAAAGAAAACTTAGAGCTCAATGGTCTCCTGAACTTGCTCAAGACGTTGCAGCATTCCATAACATTGATGCTGAGGCTGAATTAACTGCCCTTCTTTCTGAACAAGTTGCAGCTGAAATCGATAGAGAAATCCTACGTGACCTTAGAAAAGGTGCTGCTTGGAACTTGAGATGGGACTACAACGGATGGAGAAGATTACAAAATAACACTTCTTATACTCAAAAAGATTGGAATCAAACGTTGATTACAGCTATCAACCAACTTTCAGCTCAAATCCACAAATCAACTCTTAGAGGTGGTGCTAACTGG